TCTCAACCCAAAGAAATTCATTACGCATAATCATTCCAAAGGACGAACAAATTCATGAGACACAATATCAGTTGCCTTCAATTGTTCTTTCATATATTCTACACCATCTTCCGGTGTAGCGGTATCCCCACAAGTAAAGACATCACAAACTGCCATTCCTTTCTCAGGCCAAGTATGGATACTGATATGAGACTCGGCAAGCATGGCGATGCTAGTAACACCTTGAGGGTCAAATTTATGTACTGCAAGATTGAGTAGAGTAGAATTGCATTCTTTTGTTGCTCTATACAAAAGCATCCGAATAAACTCTTTATCATCAAGAAGTTCAAAAGGACATCCTTTCAAGGTGAACAGGATGTGTTTCATTATTAAATCCAGTCAGGTTTGCGGTCGGGGATGCGAAGATAATTATCTTTTACCCATGGTTTAGATGCAATATACATCTTATATTTGTCAAAGATAGATATTGAAGTATCCAACTTAAACTCATCAGGGCCTGCGAAGACAAAAGGTGTTGGATCTTTTCCACTACGACCTTGAGGATCCGCTGTAGGAAGTATCTTCTTTGCTGCCAAAAGAGTCTTTTGGCATGTATGATCCTTACCATAACGAGCAGTATACTCATCACACATGGCAAGTCCATGAGAAAGTAACCATTGCCAATTCATGACAAAAGAGTTTGCCCAAATAGTGCAGGGATGATTGCGAAAAGCACCCCTCTCAGTTGCATAGGCAGTACCATCTGCTCTGGGAAGAGTGCCGAAACCATGACCCCATTTGTCAGAGCATACAATAGCAAGCATCTGACAAGTTTCTAGAGGCATCTTGACAATATGTTTGTCAGGGAGAACCCTGGCAGACTCCCAAGGACTGGGAGAGGTCACAAAGATATTCATCCGAATGTTGAATCAGGTTCTAAAGCAATATAATAGGTCAAATCATGATTCTTGGAAGTAAACCGTGACAAAAGTTTTTGTGACACAACCACCTCATAAGTTCCAGGCAGAACTTTGATGTTTTCTACTTTGAAGTTGAAAGAGAAATCCTTATCAGTTTCACCAACAACAACAGCGTAATCGTTGGATGTGTCATTCTTCTTATCACGAACAACCAGTTTGATTACACCTGCTTCACCAACAGCAGACAGATCAGGCAGTTGATACACGGCTGATGCCTTAAGAAGTTTCTCTAGTTGATCAGTGCTGACTTCAAAGCAAACATCTTCAGTAGGAAGAGTGATGTCCTTTTCAGGGGGAGTCACGATCACATTAGGGTCTGCAAAGAAATACTTGGAGCGAGATCGACCCTCACGAATGACCACATATCCATCATTCTGGAAATCAAGTTCAGGACTAGAATGAAGACTCAATCCGTTGAGGAATTGGTTAAGATCATAGATACCAAAGTCCTTCATGAACTCTTCAGTGACAGTTGCTTCTGCAAGGATATTTTTCATCACACTAATAGTGCGAAGTTTGCTACCTTCTTTGAAGAGAATCGACTGATTAATAGAAGAGAAATTCTTCAGGACAGAGATAGTTTTATCGGACAGTTTCATAGTATTAGAAGGTCTCAGTTTCACTGGGGGTAGGTTTCGCGTTGTGCATTCTTGTCGTTGAAATGCATCAGAAGAACAGCATAATGCAAGATCTTCAAAATGTCACGACGTGCAGTGCCTTTCTTATCATAGCGAGAGGCATACTTGAGGATGTTACTGCGGCAGAAGGATTCACCATCACCACACGCTTCGATCAAATCAAGTGTTTGAATTTTATCATCACCAGCAGAATAGTGTTGATTGTATGTACCAGAAATATAATCGGTAAGTTCTTTGAGAATTACATCTTCACTATATTTGTATTTGCTTTGCTTGTTTGTTTCATCCATAGTTAGGTTAAAGGAAATGCGATCATTACCCATGCCGCCAGGGACATGTGATCCCAAATAGATAGTGTCGGCGGAAGAACTACCGAAACTGATAGTATCTTGAGCAGCACCAGGATTACCTGTCAGACTAAAACCATCTTCATACCAATAGTCTTGACTTGAGTCACGTTTTTCATCCATTTTCAATTCGTCGTATAGAAAGGACCATGAGTTAGCCATAATTATATCAAACAGTAGGGGTTTCGTCAATGGGCATCACAAAGTCAGCATCGACTTTATCGTAGAGTTCCAAGAATGCCTGCTTGGTTTCATCATCAAAACGATTCACACAGACTTGGATTGCCTTCGCTTTGTCGTTGAAGATGCTATACGCCTTCACGATGTGAACCAGACGACGGGTACTGATGATCTCTTCAATACCACCATCATAGAAGGTCTTGCGGATGATGTCAGCCCAGTCAGCAAGACGCTTGCAGAACTCTTCATCCTTACACAGTTTGCCAAGGATCTTCTGTTCGGTTGCAGTCGTGGGATACTCTTGCTCAAAGGTCACAGGGAATCGTTCCAAGAATGCCTCGTTAAGCACGTTAGTTCCAATAAATCGCCCGTCCTCGGATCCTTTACCTTTAGTGTTTGCTGTTGCAAACACTTGGAAACCATCGGCGGGGGCGACAAA